TGGCTGACGTGTTCGACCGGATGGAAGCGGCGGCGCGGCGGGCGCGGAAGGCGTCGCCGCTGACGCCCGGCCAGATCTCGGTCGCGCGGCGCTATCGCACGCTGGTCGAGCGCCACGACGCGGGCGGGATCAAGCTGTCGAGCATCGAGGGGCGGACGGGCGGCTCGGGCGGGCGAGGGGCCGACGTGACCGACCTGCGTCTGATCGAGGCGCGCGAGATCGCGGCGCTGCGCCGCCGGATCGGCGAGGGCGCGGCGATGGTAGTGCGCCGGGTGCGCCCGAGCAGGCGCGGGCCGGGGGCCTCGATCATCCTCGACCGGCGGCTGGTGGATGCGATCTGCCTCGAAGACATGGACCCGAGCGCCGTTCTGGCGGCCCATGGGTGGGCAGAGCGCGGTGAACATCGGGATCGGCTGCGCATTGCCCTCTGTGCCGCCTTGGACCGAATGCAGGGCTATACGGGGCGATTTCAGCAGGGGCCTAACGGGGGGGCTTGACGCTTAAGTCCGTCGGATGCATGTCTATCCATATGATCCACAATAGCGCCCGGAGGGAACCAATCCCTGCCGGGCGCTTTGCTTTCCTGACATTGCGATGACTGACGGGGTGCCCGATGCGGAAGCTGTGCCGGTCGCCCGGTTGCGACGAGCTCGCGCTTCCGGGCCTTGCCCATTGCGCCGAGCATGAGGCCTTGCGCCAGCGCCGGCTTGCCGAGCGACGCCAGGCCGCGAAGGTTGGCCAAGAGGCGCAGGCGGGTGGCGAGTTCTATCGAACCGCCCGCTGGCGCAAGGCGCGGGCTGTGTTCCTCGACCGTCATCCGCTTTGCGAAGACTGCGCGAGCCTTGGCCTTGTCGTCGCTGCCACCGAGGTCGACCACTGGACACCGCACCGCGGCGACCCGGTGCTGATGTGGAACAGATCGAACTGGCAGGCGCTGTGCAAGCCCTGCCACAGCCGCAAGACCGCACGCGAGGTCTGGCACGGCGGCAGGCTTCCGAAAGGGGAATGACGATGGACAGCACGGAACAGGCGACCGGCGAGAAACGGGTCCGCCGCCTTCTGATCGAAGCGCTGGAACTGCGGGGGCTGGCCCGGCCGAGCACCCTGACGCGGGCGCAGTATGAGGCGATGTGCGCTGACCTGTGCCAGCGCCTGGCCTACATGACCGAGGCGAGCCTGATGGCGCTGGAAGAACAGGTTGCCTCGAACCCGGCGGGCAAGGACCGCGACCGGATGCCGATCAGCAACCGCATTCTCGAATGGGCCGGGCAGATCCAGCCGCCTGAGGATGGCGCCTCGCCGCTGATGCGGGCCGTGTTCGGCCATGACCTCGGCGCCACCGCCATCGCCGAGGGATGGGCGCCCGAGCTGATGACCTATCTGCGCGACAAGCGGATGTGGCCGACGCCCTACGCGGTGACGATGATCCGTGAGAAGGCCGACGGCCCGCGCCGGCAAATGCTGATCCTCGAAGAGCGGATCGGCTACGGCTACGAACCGGGCGCCGATGATCGTGCGTTCCTCGCGCGACGCCGCGCGGCGGTCGAGAAATGCCGCCGGGTCGCCGAGCTGGCTGCCGCCGGCGCCTGAGATCCGGGCCGGACCGGGGGTAGGCTGGAAATTACGGCCCGACACCCCGGACCGGCCGTCGGAGCTGCGTTTTCGTGCCGGCCGAATTGAGAAAAAAAGCCCACTGGAGGATAAGCCCTTGAAGGGAGCAAAGCCTGTCATCGCCGGCAATGTCATCCCAATGAAGGGTGACATCCAGAAGCCGGTTCCCGATCCGCCCGCCGATATGTGCGGCCGCGCTGCCGAGGTCTGGGCCGAGCTGGCGCCGCACCTGGTCGCCAAGGATCGGCTCGACCCGCTGTTCCTGTATCAGTTCCGGTCCTACTGCCAGAACGTGGCGAACTTCATCGAAGCGACGATCTCGATGGAAGTCGAAGGTCTCTATTACGAAGTCGAGACCCGCAACGGCCGCCAGCAAAAGGCGACAGCGGCCTTCAAGGTGCAGCAAGAGGCAATGAACCAGATGCGCCGTGACTCGGCGCTGTTCGGTCTGTCGCCGGTCGACGCGATGCGGATCACCTCGGGCGGACAGGGCGATCTGTTCCGCGACCTGATGGACAAGCTTGATGGACCCGATTGACCACCCGGTTTCGCGCTACGCTCTGGATGTGGTCGAGGGGCGCGAAGTTGCTGGCGAGCTGGTGCACCTCGCTTGCGAGCGTCACCTTCGCGATCTGGAGACCGGGCGCGACCGCGGGCTTTACTTCGATTGCAAGGCCGCCACGCGGATCATGAATTTTGCGAAGCTGATCCAGCACACCACCGGGCCGCTTGCGGGCAAGCCGCTGGCGCTTCAGCCCTGGCAGGCATTCCGGCACGGATCGGTGTTCGGCTGGAAGCGCGAGGACACCGGGTTGCGCCGGTTCCGCTCGACCTATCATCAGGTCGCGAAAAAGAACGGCAAGACCACCGACACCGCGGTGCCGCTGATGTTCACGCAGCTGTTCGACGGGGAGGCGGCACCGCAGGGCTATTGCACGGCGACGACACGCGACCAGGCGCGGCTTCTGTTCGACGAAGTGCGGCGGATGATCAAGGCGTCCCCGGCGTTCTTGACGTTCATGGACACGCGCAACAAGCACCAGATCAGCACGTTGCCGACCGGCGGCTTCGTGCGCCCGCTGAGCCGCGACGGCAATTCGGCGGACGGCATCAACCCGCATTTCGTCGCACGCGATGAGGTGCACCGCTGGACTGACCGCGAGCTGGCCGAGGTCGTAGTGAACTCGATGATCGCGCGGGCGCAGCCGATTGACTGGGCGATCACCACGGCCGGCGCCGACATGGCGTCCATCTGCGGCGAGATGCGGGACTATTCGGCGCGGGTGCTGCGCGGCGATGTGCATGACGATAGCTTCTTCGCCTATGTCGCCGAGCCGCCGCACGACTGCGATGTGAACGACCCGCGGTTCTGGAAGATGGCGAACCCGAACCTCGGGGTGGCATTCTCCGAGAAACGCTTTCGCGAGATGCTGGCCGAGGCGCAGGCCATCGCGGGCAAGATGCCGAACTTCCGGCGCCTGCACATGAACCTTTGGACCGAGGGCGCGCAATCGTGGATCGAGCGCGAGGTCTGGGACAAGGGCGCCGAGCCTTTCGACATGCGGGCACTGCGCGGGCGCGATGCCTGGGTTGGGCTCGACCTGTCGAAGACGACCGACCTCACCGCGATCTGTGTCGCGGTGCCGATGGACGGGCTGGTCTACCTGATCAGCTATACCTTCCTTCCAGCCGGGCCGAAGGGCTTCATCCAGCGCGCGCAGAAGGAAAAGCGCGAATACATCCAGTGGCGCGATGAAGGTTGGCTGGAGGTGCATCAGGGCGGCGTGATCGACGACGATCAGGTGATCGAGCGCATGGAACAGATTCGTGTGTTCTTCAACGTGCAGGAAGTCGCGTTCGACCGCTGGGGTATGAAGTACGTCGCGAAGGAACTGGTGCGCCGCCGCTTCCCGCTGGTCGAGCATGGGCAGGGCTATGCGTCGATGTCCTCGCCGATGAAGCGCTTCGAGGAAGCGGTTGCGAAGAACCGGCTGCGCCACCGTGGGAACCCGGTTCTCGCCTGGGCGGTCGGCAACGTGCATCGCGACGAAGACGCGGCCGAGAACTGCAAGCCGAACAAGGCGAAGTCGCGCGGCCGGATCGACCCGGCGGTCGCTGCCATCATGGCGGTCGGCCGGGCCGAGGCCGCCGAAAAGAAACGCAAGGCTAGGGAGATCGAGAACCTATGAGCATGATCGGGAAGTTCCTCGGCCGGTCCTGGGCCGCGCCGCCTGCGCCTGCTGCGCGGGTCGAGCCGGTGCTGTCGGCTGCCGTGGTGGCCGATGCGCCTTCTGGGGTATCGGCGCCGGCGGGCTGGCTGCGCGATGTCGGTTGGAGCGGACAGAGCCGGGTGAAGTCGCTGCCGCGGGTCTCGCCGACCACGGCGCAGAAGCACGCGACGGTGTTCAGCTGCTGCAACGTGATCGCGGGCGATCTCAGCAAGGTGCCGCTGAAGCTCTATCAGCGCGGTTCGGACGGGCGCGAGCATCGGGTCCGCGATCACCCGGCGGCTTATCTGCTGAACGTCGAGAGCGCGCCGGATGTTCCGGCCGTGGTGATGCGCTATGCCCTCGGCTACGTCTACGCGCTGCGCGGCAATGCCTATGCTTACGCGCCGCGCGACGGCGGGGGTGAGCTGACGCTGATCGACATGCTGTTGCCCGATGCGGTCTCGGTCCTGAAGAACGGCCGGGATCGGTTCTACGACATCGAGGACGGGGCGGGTGTGCTGCGCCGGGCGCCGGCGCGTTCGGTGGTGCATCTGCGTTACATGGCGCTCGACGGCTGGACCGGGCGTTCGCCGATTGAGGTGGCGGCCGAAAGCGTCGGCATCGCGCTGGCCGGGCAGGAAGCGGCGGCGCGCAACGCCTCGGGCACCTTCATCAAGGCTTACGTCAAGATGGCGGACGCCTATGACGACGATGAAGCCTATTACCGCAATCAGCGGCGGCTGCGTGCGACGCTCGACGATCCCGAGGGGAAGGGGGTTCCGATCCTCGGCGAGAGCGACGAAATCAAGAGCCTCGACATCAGCGCGGCCGATCAACAGCTTCTGGAAAGCCGGCGCTTCGACCGCGAACAGATCGCCTCGATCTACCGGGTGCCGCCGACCAAGCTGCAGATCCTCGAATACGGGGTGAAGGCGAACTCGGAACAGGCGGCGACCGACTACCTGACCGATTGCCTGCTGCACTGGGGCGGGCTGATCGAACAGCAATATGCGCTTTCGCTGCTGACCGACCGGGAACGGCGCGCCGGCATGTTCTTCCGCCACGACTTCGACACTCTGCTGAGGCCGACGACGAAAGAGCGTTATGACGCGCTCAAGGCGGCGGTCGGCGGGCCGTTCATGACGGCGAATGAAGCGCGGCAGAAGGAAGGCCTCGAACCGCGCGACGAGGGAGATCAGCTCTATCCGCCATCGAACATGACGCGCGATGCGGGCACCACAACGGGAGATGGAAATGCGAACTGACATCCGGGCCATGCTGGCCGGGGCACCGACGGCCATCGCGGCCGAGCTGGCGATGGACCTGCTCGCGCGCGATCTGCCCGAGGCGGGTGCCGGGCCGGCGCAAACCGCGCTCGCGGCCGAGAGGTTCACGGTTCAGCGCGGCCTCGCAGTTGTGCCGGTCTGCGGCATCCTGACGCCGAACAGCGCGATGCTCGAAGCGTGGTTCGGCTGGAGCAGCTACTTCGGGCTTGTCGATACCATGGCCGAGCTGACCGAGCGCGCCGACATCGCGGCTGTCGTCCTCGATGTCGACAGTCCCGGCGGGCTGGTGATCGGCTGCGAGGGCGCGGCGGCGGCGATTGCCGCGACGGCCGCGGTGAAGCCGGTTCATGCGCTCGCCTCTCCGATGGCGGCTTCGGCGGCCTATTGGCTGGCCTCGCAGGCGACGGATATCGCGGTCACGCCCGGCGCGGTGGTCGGGTCCATCGGTGTCGCGCTGGAGGCGTCTAGCATCGTCGGCCCGAACAGCTACGGCGAACAGGACTACCGGCTGACCTCGACCCATGCGCGCGCCAAGCGGCCTGACCCCGGAACGGCCGAGGGCATGACCGAGCTGCGCCGCTCGCTCGACGATGCCGAGGCGGTGTTTCACGCGGCGGTCGCTGCCGGCCGGGGCATCCCGGTTGCCGAGCTGCCGGGCCGGCTGACCGTGACGGACGATCCGCGCGACGGCGGCGCGGTGTTCCGCGGGCCGGATGCCGTGGCCCGCGGCCTCGCCGATACCGTCGAGACCCGCGCGGCGTTCTACAGCCGGATGTTCTCGACCTACGGCGCCACGTCCGGGGCCGCCACCTCGGCCCGGTTCGGGGCCATCGCCGCCGCCGCGCAGGCCCGCGCGGCGCTCTGACGTTTTCCGCAATCCTGCCGGTCGCGGCAGGTGCATCACCGCCGCCTTCGGGCGGCTTTTTTTATGGGAATGACCACGATGAAACTCGACGATCTGCGCCGCGACCGGAAGGCCGCTGCCACCGCACTGTCGTCCGCGGCCGATGCGATCAACAAGCTGGAAGAGGCGGGCACCGCCACGGGCACGCCTGAGCATGTCGCGGCGGTCGCGGCCTTCGATCAGGCGAAGCGGGCCTTCGACGATCTCGACGCCGGCGTGAAGCGCGCCGAGACCACCGAGGCCGCGCTTGCCGCTGCGGCGGTGGGCGATCAGAACGGCCAGCGCGCGGCGCAGGGGCTGAACGCGCAGCCGAAGAACCCGGCCGACAAGGGTGTCGAGGTCGGCTTCGTCGTTCACGCTCTGGCGCGGGCGCACGGCGACCGGGACAAGGCGGCGGCCTTCCTGGAGAACGAAGGTCACTCGGGGATCTCGGCGGCGCTGTCGGGTGCGACCGAGGCCGCGGGCGGCGTGACGATCCCGCGCCCGATGGCGGAAGGGCTGATCGAGCTGTTGCGCGCCCGCGTGGTGGTGCGCGCGGCTGGTGCACGCACCTTCCCGATGCCGGCGGGCCAGATCCGCAACGCGAAACAGATCGCCTCGGCCACCGCGACCTATCAGGGCGAGAACGTGGCGATCACCCCGAGCGAGCCCGGGTTCGACAAGCTCGATCAGAGCTTCAAGAAACTGACCGGGCTGGTGCCGATCGGCAATTCGCTGCTGCGGCATTCGGGGCTGGCGATGGCGCAGATGGTGCGCGACGACCTGCTGAAGGTCATGGCGCTGCGCGAGGATCTGGCCTTCATCCGCGGGGACGGTTCGTCGAACACGCCGACGGGCATTCGCAACTGGATCGCGTCGAGCAACTGGCTCGCGGCGCTCGATGCGGGCATCGCCGCCAATGCGACCGCGGCCGACGCGGCGCTTCGCAAGGCGGTCTCGGTGGTCGAGGATGCCGACGTCGCGCTGACCAATCCGGGTTGGATCATGCGCGCCTCAACGAAGAACTGGCTGGCGTCGCTGCGCGATACGAACGGCAATCTGCTGTATCCGTCCATCGACACGAACGGTCAGCTGAAGGGCGCGCCGATCTATGTCACCTCGCAGGTGCCGAACAGCCTCGGCACCAATGGCGACGAAACCGAGGTCTACTTCGGCGAGTTCTCCGAAGCGATGATCGGCGACAGCATGGAGCTGAACGTCTCGATGTCAACAGAAGCTGGCTACATGGACGGCTCGACTTTCGTCTCGGCCTTCCAGAACGACCTGACGCTGATGCGCACGATCTCGGAGCACGATTTCGCGCTGGAACACGACGTCGCGTTCTCGGGCTTCAACGCGGCCGGCTGGTCGCTCTGACGCCTCTGGCGGCGTGGCTTCTGTCGCGCCGCCCTGATCTTCCTCTTTCACAGGACAGGACATCATGACGAAACTCGCAATCCGCTTCGCCCGCTCGCATGGCTCGTACAACGCCGGCGAGGTGGCCGCACTCGAGGCCGAAATCGCGCTGGCGCTGATCGCCAAGGGCGTCGCCGCGAAGCACACGAAACAGCCGGCCGTGAGCGGCACCACCTCGGCCAACAGTTCCGATCTCGACGGCCGGTCGGCCGAACTCGACGCGCGCGAAGCTGCGGTTGCTGCGCGTGAGGCGGCGATGGATGCCGCTGCGACTGTCACCGCGGACTTCGACAAAAGCGGCAACCTCTATGCCAAGCAGGTCGCACAGGAAGCAACTGCTGCTGCGGTTGCGACCTATGAGGCCGCGCAGGAAACGACGGACGCCGCCGAGGATGCCGCGCCGGTCGACGACACGGGCCTGCCGACGCAGGGTAAGTGACGGGGTAGGGGATGCGGATCATCACGCCGCCTGCCAATTTGCCGGTCACGGTCGAACAGTTCGCCCGCCAGCGCCATGTCGACGATGCCGACGCGGTGCTGATCGGCGAGCTTCTTCAGGCCGCGACCTCCGTCGTCGAGACGGCCACGAACCGCATGATCGTGCCGCGCCGGCTGACGCTCGGTCTGCCGGAAGGGAACTGGTCGCGGTTCTGGCTGCCGGTCGCCCCGGTCATCGGGCTGGCTGACGGGGCGGGAACCGAGATCGTGACCCCGTTCAGCGAACCGTGGATCGCGCGGGCGGATGCGCCGGACGACACGATCACCGTCGATGTCGGCTATGGCACCAACGACGTGGTGCCCGCGCAGCTCGGTCAGGCGATCCTGATGCTGGCCATGGAATGGCATGAAGCCGGGATCACGGTCGAGGAAACCTATACCGCGCCGACGCTGAGCTTCGGCTTCCGGCGCCTGGTCGAACAGGTCCGCTACCGGCGGCCGATGGTGGTGGCGTGATGGCGCGGCTCGACAGGCGCATTCAGCTGCGCCGGGCCGCGGTGTCCGATGACGGCTATCGCACGGCGCCTCGGTGGAACGCTGCAGACCCGGAGGCCGACAACCTCGGCTCTCCGGTCTGGGCAAGCCGCAACGACGTGTCGGACGCGGAACGGGCGCAAGCCGGCTGGACAGAGGCCACGGTGGTCAGCCGGTTCATCGTGGCTTCGACCGCGTTCACCCGCGCGATCCTGCCGAGCGACCGTATCGTCGAGGGCGGTCGCGTCTATGACATCGCCGGCATCAAGGAACACGGCCTTCGGGGTCGTCTGGAAATCACCGCAAGCGCGAGGGCAGACTGATGGCGAACAGCACCAGCATGAACATCGAAGGGTTGGTCGATCTCGACAAGGCGATGGACAACCTGTCAAAGGCGACGAACCGCCGGATCTTGCGCAATGCGTTGAGCAAGGCGGCGCAGCCGATGGCCGACGCAGCGGCCGCGAATGCTCCGAAGCGGACCGGACGTCTCGCGCGCAGCATCATCGTCGGCTCGAAGCTCAATGACAGTCAGAAGAAAATGCACCGCAAGCTGACGGCGGAAGAGCGTTCCGCCGTCACGCTGTTCGTTGGGCCGTCTTATCGGGAGGGTGCGGGCGGTAGAGCGGGCCATCTGGTCGAGTTCGGGACGCGACCGCATATCAACGGCGGGAAGTTCAAGGGCACTCGCAACCCCGGCACGAAGCCGCGCCCGTTCATGCGTCCGGCGTTCGATGCCGAGGCCGAACCGACGGTCAGGCGCCTGAAGCCGCTTCTGTGGGCCGCCATCGACCGGGCCGCGAAGCGTGCCGCCCGGCGGTTGGCGAAAGGGGGCTGAGGTGCAGACCGAGTTTCGGGCGCTGCTGACCGGCTCGGCCGAGGTCACCGCGCTGGTGCCGGCCGCACGGATCAACTGGAAGGAACATCCGCAGGATGCCCCGTTCCCGGCGATCATCCTGCATCTGATCGGCAACGCGCCGGGGCTGACGCAACAGGGGCCGACATCGCTCTGGAGCGGGCGGGTTCAGGTCGATTGCCTGGCGCTCGACTATGCCACGGCGGCGCAGATCGGCGCGGCGGTGACGCGGCTTCTGAACGGCTACCGCGGCGGCGGGTTTCGCGGGGTCTTCCTCGCGTCGACGCGCGACGATCAGGACACGGGGGCGAGTGATCGCCCCTTTCTCATATCCACCGATTTCATGACACACTGGAGAGAAACATGACGGAAGTCGCTTCTCAGGGCGATATCAGCTACGGCGACGAACTTTGGATCGGGCCGGTGACGGGAACGACCGGCGGGACGGTCGCGACCTGGACGCAGATCTATGGCGTCGAGGAAGTGGGGATGCCGGAAAAGACGCCCGATGACGTCGATTTCACGCATCAGCAATCCCCCGGCCGGTCGAAGGAAACGAAGCCCGGCCTGCTGGCCGCGGCGGACTGGTCGCAGGATCTGCAGTTCTGGCCGGCCCATGCCTCGCAGATCCTGCTGGATGCGCTGGCGACGCTGACCGAGGCCGGCACGCCCGAGGATGTCTATTTCGAGTTCAACGTGGGTGGGATGCGCCGCACCTATCGGGGCTACGTGAACACCTTCGTGCCCTCGGGCACCGTGGGCGACAAGCGCATGGCCGCGCTCTCGGGTAAGATCTTCGAACGCATTTCCCCGAACCCGCGTGAGGTGGCGTGATGGCTGACGTGACCGGTACTCTGCACCGCGAATTCGGCGGCAAGACCTATGCCCTGCGTCTGACGATGCGCGATATCGCCACGCTTCAGGGCGACTACGGCGACGACCTCGGCGGTTGGCTGTCCGAGACCCCGCCGCGCATCCTGAACTTCGGCTTCGCGGTCGACGTGATTTCCCTTGCGGTGTCGCGCGGCTCGAAGATCGCCGAGCGGCGCGAGGCAGACGAAATCGCCGATGAACTGTTCACCGCGGACCGTGAGCTGTTCACGGCGGTGATGTCGGCGACCTTCGCGTCGGAGGCTGCGGCGAACGGCGACGCCTCGGGAAACGGCGCGGCTCCGGCGGATCAGGCGCAAGTCTGAGCGTCGGAGCGCTGTTCAAGACCTATGTCGGGGCGGGGCTGAACCCGTCCCGGTTCTGGAAGATCGGCCCGCGCATGGTGGCGCTGGAACTCGAAGGGGCGGCGCTCAGGATCGCGCGCGAGCGGGAACTGGTCTGGCTCGGGGCGATGCTTCCCTACTTCAAGAAACATGTCCCGCTCGACGAATTCGTCGGGCGCAAGGCGGACCCTGCGGAGCGGGCGCGCCGCTTCCATGCGGCATGGGATCGGATCGACGCGGCACTGGCCCGCAACAACAGGAAAGGGGGGTAAGGTATGGCGTCGGGTGTCATCGGGTCTTTGCGTGTCAATCTCGGTCTCGACAGCGCGCAGTTCATCAAGGGCATGGCAAACAGCCGCTCGGCCATGCTGCGCTTCGCGGCGAAGGCGGGCACGCTCGCGGGTACGGCCGCGGGCAGCATGAAGACGGCCATGGTCGCGATGGGCGTCGCGGCCATCGACAGCGCGACCGAGATCGAGAACCTTTCGCGCGTGGCGAATACCACCCCGCAGACTTTTCAGGAATGGGCGGCGGGGGCGAAGTCGGTCGGCATCGAACAGGACAAGCTCGGCGACATCCTGAAAGACACCAACGACAAGGTGGGCGATTTCATCTCGACCGGCGGCGGCGAGCTTCAGGATTTCTTCCAGAACATCGCCCCGAAGGTCGGTGTGACGGCGGATCAGTTCCGCCGGCTTTCCGGCCCCGAGGCTCTGCAGCTCTATGTCGACAGCCTCCAGAAGGCCGGGCTGAACCAACAGCAGATGACCTTTTACATGGAAGCCATCGCGGATGAAGCGACGGCGCTGTTGCCGCTTCTGAAGGATGGCGGCAAGGGCATGTCCGAATATGCGGTCAAGGCTCGTGCCGTCGGCGCAGTGATGGACAGCGACATGCTGGCGTCACTCGACCGGGGCAAGGTGGCGCTCGCGGATATGAAGCTCGCGCTGACGGGCATGAAGAACACCATCGGCGCACAGGCCGTGCCGGCAGTCGAAGCCCTGTCTTCGGCGGTGACGACGGCGGCGACCTTCATGCGCACCCATGCCGCCGAGATTATGACAGTGATGCGGACGCTCGCCGGGACGGTTCTGGTGACGGCGGCCGTGTTCGGCGGGCAGTATGCGATCAATGTCGGGGTCAGGGCCGTTCAGGCCATGGTCGCGGCGGCAACGCAATCCGGGGCTCTGGCCGCGATGATGGGTGTCGAGGCAACGGCCGCGGCGACGGCAAGCACGGCTACCCGCGCCCTCGCGATCTCGATGGTCGTGCTGCGCGGTGCGATCATCGCGACCGGCATCGGGGTGTTGGTCGTCGGGGCCGGTTACCTCTTGGGCAAGTTCTTCGAACTGGTCGGTGCGGCCGGTGGGTTCGGCAAGGCCCTGACCCTTCTGGGCGATGTTGCCTCCGGGGTCTGGGCCGGGATCGTTGAGAGCGCGAAGGTCATCCCGCTCGGGCTGGCTGCCCGATGGGAAGCGATCAAGGCCAGCTTCTTCGACCTGATGGCGACGATGCTGATAAAGTGGAAAGGCTTCGTGGAAACCCTGTCTGGGGCATTCGACGGAACACAGTTTCAGGGGGCCAGCGACAGCCTGAAAAGCTCGGCCGATGGTCTCGCGTCCTCGATTGCCGATTACAACAAGGCGGCATCCGATGCCGATGTCGCATCGGAACAGCTCGCGAAGACCGCATCCGAGAAGGTCACGACCGCATTCGCCGGCGCGCGCGATGCCTTCGGCAAACTCTCGCAGACGGCCAGCGAAACCAACACCACGACCACCGACTTCGGTGGCGGCGGTGGCGGGCTGGCCGCGGTCTCGAAAGGGGCGGACAAGGCGAAGCAGAAGCTGAGCGATCTTCAGCAGGTCATGAAGCGATTGCGCGATCAGAACGCCGAGCTGTCGGCCACGATGAACATGACCGACCTTCAGGCCCAAATCTGGAAGAACCAGAATGAGGCCGGCGTCTCGGCCGACAGCGCGAACGGCAAGGAAATCGCCCGGCTGACGACGCTGAACGAAGGGATGCAGACGCTGAAGAGTGCAACGGACGACTGGCAGTCCTCGCTGTCCAGCACCTTCGGCGAACTTCTGTCGGGCACGCTCAGCTTCAACAAGGCCCTCGGCCAGGTGATCGGCAAGCTGGGCGAGATGTGGATGAACTCCGCATTCCAGTCGTTGTTCGCCGGATCGTCGGGGTGGATGGGCAGCGTCCTGTCGGGCCTCGGGATCGGGCAGAATGCCAATGGCACGAACAACTGGGCCGGCGGCTGGACCTCGATCAACGAACGCGGCGGCGAGATCGTCAACCTGCCGTCCGGGACGCAGATCATCCCGCACGACGTGAGCAATCGCCTCGCCGACAGTGCGGGCGGCTCGGGCGGTGCGCTCGATGTCCGCATCACCGCCGCCTTCGACGAAAGCGGCAACCTCTATGTCAAACAGGTCGCGCAGGCCGCATCCGCCAGCGCGGTGTCGAGCTATGACGCTGCGCTTCCGAACCGGGTGCAGCAGATCTCCGCAAACCCGAGGCGTCGCTGATGGCCCTGAGCTTTCCCTATCCTCTGTCGTTTCTCAGCGACGTGTTGCGCAGGGTCGATGTTACGTTCGACCTCCAGCGCAACGACGAACTGTCCGGCTCCGGCGATAGCCGGTACTGGACTTCGGAACTGGCCCGGCCGCTCTGGACCGTCTCGGTCTCGATGAGCGCGCACAAGCCGGCCGACGCCCGTGCGGTCGATGCCCGCATTCGGGCACTGGCCGGGGCCAAGGGATCGTTCCTCTTCGCCGATCCGCTCTATGCTCCGGCCGCCGGTGGCGTTCCGGGCAGCGCGGTGACGGTCAGAGCGATCTCGACCGAGCGCGACATGATCGGCCTTGCCGGTCTGCCCGAGGGCTACCGGGTCGAGATCGGCGACCGCTTCAGCATCGCCTCGGCAGCGGGCGCGATCTACTTCGGCGAGTTCGCTGAGGCAGCCGTTGCGACCTCCGCGGGCATCACGGCGCAGCTCACGGTGACGCCTTATCCGCCGCTGTGGCTTGGCGCCGGTGCTTCGGTCGAGCTGGCGATGCCCTATCTGAAGGCGTTCATCCCGCCCGGCGGGCACACGCCCTTCACCACTCACCCCGGCTACTACGCCGATAACGCCTCTCTCAGCATGGTGCAGCGCCCGTGAAGATCTATGATGAAGCCGTGGTCGCTAAAGACATCGGAGAATCGAGCATCCCCGTGTCATCAGGTCATGCTCGGCCGTCAATGATTTGGGCGATCAGTCTGGATGAAATGACCGTCCCAAGGCCATCGGTGCTGCCGATTGCGATTCCGATGAAGGTTCCATTCGCAAGTGCGGGGCCGCCAGAATATCCCTGTCGGAATTCTTTCGATGTTCGCAGGCTCCCACCGTTGTCGGCGACGAGCTCCATCTGCACTTTGCTTTCTGGATATGCGGTTTGGGGATTCAGATCTGGGAAACCGAATGTTTCCAGGCTGTTGCCTAAGGGAAGGTTGTCGAGAGAATAGATCAGCTCATGTCTCCGTACCCCTTTGGTGCGCGCCACTTCTGCAAGTGGCAAGCATATCACATCACTGAATATGCCGTTTGCCCGATGATATCGGAATCTTGGGGTTCGCGCCGGATCTTCATCGAAAAGACGAATGCGCTTTCCCTTGGGGGCCTTCTTTCCTGGAATCCAAAGTAAGATTTCATCCGGTAAAGATCTAATATCCTGTTGGAAATCTTGGCTTTTGTTCGGAACATGCGCAGCTGTTATCAGCCATAGTTCTCTCTTGTAACGGATGATCGTGGCTGCGCCGATATTCGTTGGTCCGACGTCTGTAATGCAGATGCACTGAGGAAGTGCCAAATCGAATCCCCCTGCTGAAATGGTGTCGCAGCCGCAGCATTGGGCCGCGCCGGGGCTTTGGTCGAGTCCCGGCGCTCTATCTTCCGTAAGGGCTATCCATGAAAATCTATGACGAAGCATTCGCCGCGAGCTTGTCGGCCGCGCGCGATGGCAGCATTTGCCCGGCGTGGTTTGTCTGGGCGGTCGGTCGCGACCGGGACACCGGCGACGATGCCCCGATTGGCCTGTGGTCCGGGGATGAGGATATCACGCTGTCGGTCGAACAGCCCGACGGCTCCAGCGTGTCGCGGACCTACATCGGCGGGTGCAACCTCGCGGTGCCGAACGGCATCCCCTACGTGGCCGACCTGACCGACAACCCGGTGACGGTGACGCTCAGTCAGATTGCCGATGCGGCGCAACAGCTGGTGCGCGGCTCCGACGTGCGGCTGGCCTATACCGAGATCCACGCGACGACATGGACCGGCGGCGGGCTGACCTCGGCGCCCCAACTGCAATGGGTGGGGATCGTCGACGAAGCGCCGATCTCGACCCCCTCGGCCGGCTCGGATGGCTCGATCAGCCTGACGATCCGATCCGAGATCATGCATCAGCTGACCGCGACGAACCCCGCGAAATCCTCGGACAGCCACCAGAAACGGCGGCTCTCGACCGACGGGTTCTGCACCTACGCGGGCAGCATCGAGGCAAGGAAGGTCCAATGGTACAAGAAATGAAGCGGCTGCCGGACTGGCGGGCGCGGCTGGCGGCCGAGATGGATCGCCAGCGCCGGTTGTCGTTTTCCTGGGGAGAACAGGATTGCGCGCTCGGGCTGGCTGGCGGGGCGGTGCTGGCGATGACCGGCGTCGACCTCACGGCCGACTGGCGCGGGCGCTACGGCACCGCCGGCGAGGCGGCCGAGGCACTGCACGCGGCCGGGTTCCAGAGCCTCAGCGATGCGGTCGCCGAGGTGCTGCCAGAACGAACGAACCTTCTGTCGGCCGCGGTCGGCGATATCGGGGTGATCCGCTCGGACGGCATCCTCGGCGAGGCGCTGTGCATCGTCGATGTCTCAGGGCTGATCGTCATGACGGAACACGGGCACGGGCGCCGGGCACGCGGCGACATGATCCGGGCCTTCCGCGTAGGGTAAGACCACATGAAAAAGCTGCTTCTCATCACCTCGGCGCTGGTCGCGCTCGGGGGCACTCCGGCTCATGCCGATCCGACGGGTGGCATCGCCACCGTTGTTGCCCTGACCGGCAGCGGCGTGGGCTTCGGGGCCGCGCTGGCCGCGACCTATGGCGCCTTCGGTGCGGCGGTGATCCAGCTCGGTATCGGGCTCGGGGCGAATGCGCTCGCGACCGCCATCGCCAAGGAAACCGCGTCCGGCTCGGCCACCAGCGTGTCGTTCGATCTGGAGTTCGGCGACGATACGGCGCTGGCTTTCATCGTGGGCGATTACGTCACCGCGGGGAAGCGGCGCTATATCGGATCGTGGGGCAAGAATGACCGCTACGTCACCGATGTGGTCGAGGTCTCGGCTCTGCCGCATCCGGGCCTTGCCGGTATGTGGGTTGACGACGAGGTGGCCGATATCGACACCTCGGCCACCGACACCGACGGGACCGGCTACGATCTCGGATACCCCGTCACGAACTATGACGATGAGGGCGACGACGGCACCGGACATCGCATCTGGGTGCGCTGGATGGACGGCACGCAGACCGCGGCCGACCCGATGCTGGTGGCGCTGTTCGGCGAGGATGAGGATTACCCTTGGACTTCCGACATGGTGGGCACGGGCAAGTCCTATGCCATTGTCACCACGCGCTATGACGACGACACGCTGACCACCTATCCGACCTATCTGTTCCAGCCCGAACCGCTGCCGATGTACGACCCGCGCCTTGACGCCACGGCCGGGGGCGCGGGGGCGCATCGCTGGGGGGATCGTGCGACCTATGAGGTCAGCCGCAACCCGCTGGTGATCGGTTACAACATCGCGCGCGGGATCTACCTGGGTGATGAATGGGTGTTCGGCGGGCGTAACCTGCCGGCGTGGCGCCTGCCGCTCGCCGAGTGGGTCGCGGCGATGAACGGGTGCGACGCGACGGTCGAACTCGATGACGGCAGCACCGAGCCGGCCTATCGCTGCGGTGCGGAAATCACCGTCGATACCGCGCCGGCCGACGTGCTCGAAGAACTCGGGCTGGCGGCGAACGCGCGCTTCGCCGAGGTCGGCGGGATGCTGAAGCCGGTGGTGGATCTGCCGGTGTCCTCGGTGTTCTCGATCACCGACGGCGATATCGTCATCACGCAGGGGCAGTCGTTCAAGCCGTTCAACACGGTGTCCGAGACCTACAACGCGCTAAGTGCGACCTATCCCGAGCCCGCGGAAAAGTGGTCTTCGAAGGATGCGCCCGAGTATGTCGACGAAGACGCCTTCGCGGCCGATGGCGAGCGTTATCTTCCGGTCTCGGTCAGCTATGCCGCGGTGCCCTATGCCGATCAGGTCCAGCGCCTCATGCGCGCGCAGATGCGCAGCTATCGCCGGATGCGGGTCCATCAGTTCTATCTGCCGCCCGGCGCCTACATGCTCGAACCGGGTGTCGACATGCTGACCTGGACGTCGGCGCGCAACGGCTATGACGCGAAACAGTTCGTCGTCGAGAGCGTGACGAAGCTCGCCGGCATGAACGTGCTGGTGACCCTGCGCGAGGTCGATCCGTCCGATTACGATTGGTCCACCGATTTCGAGCTGCCCTACACCACGGCGACGCCGGTGAACGCGATCCCGTTCACGCAGGGCATTTCCGATTGGACGGCGGCGGCGATCACCGTGACGGACGGGGCGGGCTCGGCCCGGCTGCCGGCGATCCTGGTGGGCTGCGCCGCGGGCGAGGTCGGTATCGACCGCGTGCGGGTGCAGGTGCGCAAGGTGGGCGACAGCGCGGCCACGCTCGACGTGATCCGCGCCTATGACAGCCCGTATAGCTGGACGATCACCGGCGTCGCGCAGGCGACCGACTATCAGGTGCGCGGCCGGCTGGTCTCGAAGCTGACGGCGCGGGCCGTGTGGTCGGACTGGATCACCGTCACCACGCCTGAGATCAAGGTGACGCAGGACGATCTTGCGGCCGAGATCGAGGCGACCTTCACCGAGATCGCCAAGGCGAACGGCGTCACGCCGGTGTCGTCCCTGCCGTCCTCGGGCGTGCAAGACGATCAGATCGTGCTGAACCTCGGGGATCACACGCTTTACCGCTGGGATGCCGAGGCGGGGGTCTGGAGCACGGATCTCTATGCCGGGGTGCCGGACGGCTATCTCGACGCGACGAAGTTCGCTGCCGGGATCGAGGCGGTGACCATCGTCGACACCTTGCCGACCGTGAAGGTGTCCTCGCTGGTGTTCTACGCGGGCGAGACCTATCGCTGGAACGGCACGGCCTACGTGAAGTCCATTCCCGCGGCCGACGTTCTCGGACAGCTGACGAACGATCAGATCGCCGAGGTGGCGGCCGCCAAGATCGCGGGACAGATCACCGGGGGTCAGATCGGCACCGGCGCGGTGCTGGCCTCGAAACTGGCCGATGCGGCGGTGACGGTCTCGAAGATCGCTGACGGGGCGATCAGCACCGCGAAGTTCGCGGCAGGGATCGAGCCGGTGACGGTCTCAACCGCCTCGACGCTGCCGAGCGTGAAGACCACCTCGACCATCGTCTGGGGCGGTGATCTCTATCGTTGGTCCGGCACGGCCTACGTGAAGACGGTTGCGGCTGGCGATATCGCGGGCACGCTCGCGGCGGCACAGATCGAGTCGGTGGCGGCGTCGCAGATCACCGGGCAGATGACCAATGCGCAGATCGCCGCCGTGGCGGCTGCCAAGGTCACCGGCCAGATCACCACGACGCAGATCACCGACAGCGCGATCAGCACCGCGAAGCTCGCGGCCGGGGCGATCACCGCGGCCAAGCTCGCGGCCGATGCCGTGACGGCGGATGCCATCGCGGCGAACGCGGTCACGGCCGTGGCTATCCTGTCCGGGGCGGTGACAACGGCCAAGCTCGCGGCCGGGGCGGTGACGGCCGCGACGATTGCCGCGGACGCGGTGACGGCGGACAAGATCGCGACCAATGCGGTGACGGCCGATGCACTGGCGGCGAACTCGGTCACGGCTGCGGCTATCATGGCCGGCGCCGTCTCGACCGATCAGCTCGCGGCCGGCGCGGTCACGGCTAAAACCTTGGCCGTGACGGACTTCAGCAACCCCTTCGCCGGGTCCGAGACCGAGGCGAACGGTGTCTGGAAATCCAGCGGGTCGGGGGCCTACTGGTCGACCGGGACCGCCTACAACGGCCGGGCAAGCTCGATGGCCCTGAATGGCAGCTATGGCGCTTCCTTCACATATGCCGGCTCGATCCCGGTCACCCCGGGGGATGAGTATTATCTGGAGGCCTACGCGATCATCTCGGGGGCGTGGGATGGAACGTCCGACTCGGCAAAGATCCGGGTGGCCGATCAGAACGGCGGTCTGATCGCCTCGGCCATATTCGGGGCGGACACCATCGCTGCGGGAGATTGGCGGCGGATCTCGGCTGCGTTCACGGTCCCGTCGGGAACGAATGCTCTGAGGGTGACAATCGCTCACAACGCCACGGCGGGCTATGCATTCCTGTCCGATCTGGTGTTGCGGCGCAAGAACGGGGGGGAACTGATCGTCGACGGCGCGATTGCCGCGGCGCAGATCGCGGCCAATGCAATCACCGCGGCGGCGATCTTGGCCGGGGCGGTGACAACTGAGGCGCTGGCGGCGAGTTCGGTGACGGCGGTCAAGGTCGCCTCGGCCGCGATCACCACCGGCAAACTCGCGGCCGGGGCTGTCACCGCGGATGCCATGGCGGCGAACTCGGTCACCACCTCGGCACTGGTCTCGGGGTCGGTCACGGCCTCGGTCCTGGCGTCGAACTCGGTCACTACCGGCAAGGTAGCTGCGGGGGCCATCGGCGCCGATCAGATCGCGGCGCAGGCTATCACCGCGGTGAAGCTCGCGGTCGCGAACTTCTCGAACCTGTTCGCGGGCTACGATGCACAGGACACCTCGCCGTTTCAGCCGGCATCCGGCTATGGGTGGGGTACGATGTCGGGCAGCAACGTCTACAACAGCGGCGTTGCGCTGAAGCTCGACAGCACCGTCGGATCGACCACGAAATATACGGTCAGGACGATGAAGGTCGCGCCGAGGGAACAGTATTACCTCGAGTTCTATGCGGCTCGGGATGCGTCCTTTGACGGGGCCGGAAACTCCAAGCTCAGGATCGGCGCGAGCAACGGAACGGTCTGGGCACTGACCTATCAGGCCAGTGCCCTGTCGCACTTCACCTCGGCCTGGACGAAGATCTCCGGCACCTACACGGTGCCGAGCGGCGTCACCAGCATCGACATTTCGCTGGGGAACGACGGGACCGCCGGTGCCGTCTATCTGACCGCCCTGACAATGCGACAGCTGAACGGCGGCGAACTGATCGTCGACGGGGCGGTCACCGCGAACAAGATCTCGGCGGGCTCGATCACGTCGTCGCATCTGACGGCGGGGTCGGTGCTGGCCTCGGCCATCGCGGCCGGCGCGGTGACGGCGGCAAAGATCTCGGTGTCGTCGCTGTCGGCCATCTCGGCCGACCTCGGGTCTATCGTCGTCGACACCGCGCATATCGGCGATCTGGCGGTGACGACGCTGAAGGTCGCGAACAACGCGATCACGGTGATGACGACCGGCGCCTGGACCGATTACGCGGTGACGCAGAACTCGGGGACGGACTGGACGACGACCAAGAGCCTGTCCTTCACCGGGACGGCCGGGGACAAGGTCATGGTGCTGGGCTACTACAGCATCACCAGCGACACGGCCACGGCTCTGACAAGCGGGGTTCGGGCGCTGTTGAATGGGGTCGAGATCCCCGGATCGGCGCTTTCTCTGACAGCGGCGGTCGCTGGCTCCACGACGACGAAGGAACTCGTCTTCACCGGGACCGGCACACTGGTGACGGGCACGAACACGCTCACCCTCCAGTGGCACCGAAGCAATACCTCGGCGCGCACCGACAACACCTTCAACAGCATCTCTCTTGCAGCATTCAGGGCCATGAAATGACGACATGGGTGATCCACACCACCGAAGGCGAGATCGTCGGTTCCTTCACCGGGACCGAAGGCGACCTTGCCCTGAACCTGCCCGACGGGCACGTCGCGACAGAGGGGCAGGGGAGTGGGCGCACCCACTACGTCGAGGCCGGGGCGATCCTCGAAAAGCCGCCACGGCCGTCGTTGCTCTACGCTTGGGATGCGGCTTCGAAGGCATGGGCGATCAGCGACACGGCGACGGCCTTGGCTTTCGCCGAGCTTCGTGCGGAACGCAGCCGGCGCCTCGCGGCCTGCGACTGGACGCAGGCGCGGGACTCTCCGCTGTCGGACGCAGACCTCGCGGCATGGGCGGCCTATCGCGCCGCGCTGCGCGATCTGCCCTCGACCGCCACGGACCCGACGGCCGTCGTCTGGCCCGAACCCCCGAACACCATCTGACGAAAGGAAATCGCATGGATACGAACGAACGAAATCAGCTGATCGCGCAGGTGCGCGAGCTGAAGGCGAAGACGGAATATCTCGAAGGGCGCAACCTGGCGCTCTCGATCACGGTGCAGGATCTGAGCGAGCGGGTTGCCGCGCTCGCGCCGAAGGACGGCGCGCCGGATGAAACCGAAAAGGAACGGGTGAACTGATGGCCTACAAGGTGATGATGAAGGGCATGTCGAGCTGGACCGCGATCTCGGCCGATGCCTACGAACAGGATGGCTCGGGCACGCGGTTTCGCGACGGCGCCGGCGCTCTGGTGGCGAGCTTCGCCGACGGGCAGCTGACGGCGGTCGTGCCCGATACGGTCGACACCTCGGCGAGCGAGGCGGGCGCGACCGATGCGACGGACACCGCCGCCTGAGCTTGCCGTCCTGACGGATGACCGCGCCCGGCCCTGTGCCGGGCTTTTCCATGCGCGAGGGGAGGTAGAGGTGCCCGGCGACATCACCATGACCACGGACGAGCTGGAAGACATGCTCGACCGGGCGGCCCGGCGCGGCGCGAAGGCGGCGCTCGCCGAACTCGGGCTTCACGACGCGCAGGCGGCGACCGACATCAACGACATGCGCAGCCTGATCGCCGCCTGGCGCGAGGCGCGCTCGACCGCCTGGCAAACCATGGTGCGGCTCGGCACCACTGCCTTGTTCGCGATGATCGCGACCGCCGTCTGGCTGCACCTCAAGGGGCAGATCCTGAAGTGAGCCCCGACACCCGATGACCCGCCGGGCCTGACCCGGGGGCGATCCGCCCGGCCTCGTGCCGGGCTTTTTTGTGGAGAAACGAATGAGTGCAAATCTCTCGCTGGGGCAGACCCAGCGGATCCTGTCGGTGTGCGCCGACGCCGGGCTGACCACGCCCCAGACGGCCTATGTGCTGGCGACGGCCTACTGGGAAACCGCGGGCACGATGGAGCCCGTCCGCGAGGCCTACTTCCTCGGCTCGGCCGCGGAGAGCTACCGCGCGAAGCTCGGCTATGCGCCGTGGTACGGCCGCGGCCTCGTGCAGCTGACCTGGCAGGTGAATTACGAACGCGCCGGGCGCGAACTGGGGATCGACCTGCTGAGCGAGCCGGACCTCGCGCTCGACCCGGACGTTGCGGCGCAGGTGCTCGTCGCGGGCATGGTCGAGGGCTGGTTCACCGGCCGGCGCCTCGGCGACTACATCACCGGCACGCGCTGCGATTACACCGGCGCGCGGCGGATCATCAACGGCACCGACCGGGCCGACCGGGTCGCAGAGATCGCGGGCGAGTACGAGGACGCGCTGACGCCCGCGCCCGATTATCCCTGCATGCGGCGCGGCTCGCGCGGCACCGCCGTGTCGCAGCTTCAGGCGCGCCTCGCCATCCTCGGCGCCGGGATCGAGGTCGACGGCGTGTTCGGCAATGACACCCATTGCGCGCTCGTCGCCTTCCAGCGGGTCCATGAGCTGACGGCTGACGGCATCGTCGGGCCGAAGACCTGGGCTGTCATCATCGGGGAGACCGAAGAATGAAGATCACCGTGAACCCCGCGCTGGTCCGCAACGGACTGCGCTATGCCGCCGGCGCGCTGGTCGCCAAGGGGATGATCGACGCCAACACCGGCGCCGCGCTGGTGTCCGATCAGGCTGTCGTCGACGCGCTGACCTCGCTCGCCGGGCTGGCGCTCGGCGCCGCGACCGAGGCGGTCTACGCGCTCGCGAAGCGCATGGGCTGGAGGACATGAGATCTCGCCGGGGCTGCGGCCCCGGCAAGTTTCTAGCTTCTGCGGGGGGCTTATTCGAGTACCCGCCACAGCGCTCCGCGCTCCCATTTGACAATATCTGAGTCTTAATGGGTTTCTGAGATTCTATTTTATGAAGCCAATTGCCTTTCCGTAATTTTCGAGTTTTTTTAGTGTGTAGTTTGCAATGTCGGCTCGTCCTGTTTTTGTGCGCCACATCATTTCAATTCTGGCTTTCCCAAACTTTCCGGTTATCAGCATATCTGAGCGTACGCTGTATGCTCCAGAAAGTGGCACCTCTATATTGAACGATTCTATAAGTCCGGCGGACAATAATGCATTGCCAATCGCGCGATTTACTGATGCGTCGTCTTGTTGGGCGACAGTCGCGACTTTCACGAAGGAGGTTATGCTTTTGTCCCCAAGTTTTTTCCCTCGAACAAGAGTCTTTTGCTTCCCAAGCTGGAGTATAGATCCTAGTTCACATTGCTGAAGGCGATTTGTAGCTTCTTCTGGCTTTTTTGGGGACAATGCGAAGTCTTCTTTCTTCAGCTTATCTTGTAGCCTATCGTCTGAAAAAGCTCGCACTGATGCTGTCGCCGCCAAAACTGGGAGGTGCAAAATCTTTGCATTAAGAACTGTAGCTAGTAGCCCCAACTTCTCAGGAATCTTTTTGAGATCCTGCACGATGTTGGCTTCGGTTGACGTCATAAGTCGGTCCATGTCAACTAATGACAAGTTTCCTCTAGTCAGTCCAGCCACTTCACCATCTGGTTCGTTACCTGCAATTACTACCACCCAAACATTGGGGTGTTCCTTCTCTAGTAGGCTAGAAACAGTCTGCTGCTTTTCAATGATTGCGTCACGCAAGTCCCCAAGAAAGTCACCTACGGTGTTCGCCTTTGCAGCTAAACTATCGATATTCTCAGCCGTGAGACCGAAATCTGATAAGCCGGCTCCCTGATTGAGCACGGCTAGAGTCCTGCTCGCGATCTCCGTGTATGTGTTCTTGCTTGGTCCCGGAAAGGAAATTGCGTCATCCTTCGACCCTAAAAGTGATCTCCCGCCAATCGTCCGTGATAGAGATACTAATCTGTCTTTTAGCTTGTCACTATTGCATGGCCATACTACCATCGCATTTTTGCCACGATCGCTTCTGATAAAGCCGTTGATGGCGTGCAGCCAACTCTCAAGTTCTTCATCTGTGAAAGACAGCGCGGCTTCTCGTTCTTCAAGGACGATAACCTCTATTGACAAGGTATTAGGCGTATTGTGATCGCGTAGGAAATTGGGAACATCTTCTCCGCCAGCAATGGATATGGTTGATACATTCTCGCGGTAAAGCCCTAGCGTATGGAGGAAGGTAGTTTTTCCTGCACCGGAGTTACCCCGTAAAATCATGAATACGCCTCGGCCAGACGATTTCATGGTCTTGTGAAGTGAATCGATTTCATTAAGCATGTCCAGAACCGGAACAATTATAGTACCGATGTTGTCGATTCCTATGCGTGAAAGAGCCTCAAACCTATCAGGAATTACGACGTCATCGATATGTGGAGATTCGATACTGGTGGGGTTGGGCTGGTTCATTTATCTTGTCTCTGATGTGGCTGCAGGTATACGAAGCATAGCAATATTTTCTAATCTCTAGTTATCACTAGGGTATCTTGCAGCATCCGTCACGTATGTTGAGTCATCTTGCGATCATTCTCTTTTCCTTGGGGGGCGGCGACAAGCAGAAAAACTTGATTCGATGAAGTGTGGCCGAGAAAGTGCTATTTTGCCGCCTCAATCCAGCCGCCGTGCCAGCTCCTCCGCCGTCTCGTTGTAATACGTCTGCAACTGCCGAAGGTCCGTGTGCCCGACCATCCGCGCTAGCGCCAGCACATCGAGCTTCTTCGACAGCCGCGTGATCGCAGCGTGCCGGCTATCGTGGAAGGTCAGCCCGGCAACGCCCGCGCGATCCCGCAGCTTGCGCCACAGCGCATCCAGTTGTCGGCTCTCCAGCCCGAACACCGGGTCCGCATGGGGCAGGGCCTCCAAGAGGCGCACCGCCTCGCGCGACAAGGGTACATCGCGCGGCCGGCCGTTCTTCGTGTGGTCCAGACGCGCGACCCGCTTCGCGAGGTCGACGCGATCCCATACCAGCCCAGCGATCTCGCCCGCGCGCATCGCGGTCTCCA